TGCTAACTGACCAATAGCTTCTTCAGACTGTACAACTAGAATATCTAGCTGTGAACCACTTGGAAGCAGTGAAGTATCTAAAAATACAATAGAGTTATTAACAATATCATATTTAGCTCTGTCGTTTACAATTACTCCATCTACTTCTAAACGGCAATAGTTGTCCCCCTTGATAGGGGAAGAGACAGGAAAAACTCTCGTTGCCCCATCTAGGTCATAGGAGTGTCTTGATGGTGTTTCCATATTTATTCCTTATTTTAATTCTTTTGATGTAATAGATAACATAGCTTCTAACACAATAGAAGATAGTTTAAAGTCATTTTCTGTGCTGTCTTGAATTGTAATAGCTACATTGCCTACTTTAGAGGAGATGTGTAAATCTAAGTCCCTCATAGAGTCTGTGTGTAGTTTTGTATAAGTTGTATCATAATCCTTTCTATACACTGTAGCATCAAAATTACCTTCCCCTTCAACTGTTACCTTTTTAATAAGAACCTTGTTCATTGGGGTTCTAATACCAGTAAGCTGTGGGTAATAGTCAGGTAATAAAACACTAGAAGTATAGGGTACAGCTACAACTGTGCTTCCATCACTTGATGTAGTATCTACATTATCATTTACAACATTATAATCAAGCTGTAAGCTGTTATATCTATAATCTGCTGCTGTTTTATAAGTTACAACAACTGTTGACCCTAGTGAGTAATACTCAAAAGAATTTGCTTCTGTTGTAAGACCTTCTAATAAGTGCCATTTAGACCAAGCTGACTGTACACGTTTAGTACCATCTTCTTTAAAGTTATATAAATAAACTATATTAGTAGCTGTACAACAAAGTACATATCCTAAAACACCCTCAACTACTAAATGCTTAATAGGTTCTAATAAGTAAGTAGGTGTACTTACGTTTAAGTCTACACCTTTTACATTTAAGTTATCAGTTTTAATGTATTCACGTAATTGCTGTTGGTTGTCAGTAGTAGATATAAAATATAAACTATCATTCATAACCACAGGTTCTACATCAGTAGCCATAGGGTAGTTAGTAGTATTACTTAAAGATACTGTAGAAGGACTAAAGATACCTTCACCTACTAATTCGTATTGTGAATACTTAGTAAAAATATATAAGCTATTGTTAAAAGGTTTAGCATAATAAATCTTACTTGCTTGGTTAGTAGCAATAGTCACATCAATAACATCAGTATCTACAATATCAGTTACTGTACTAGCATAGAAGTTTGTGTAGTTAGCTGTTTCAGTTAAAGTCACACTATCTTCAGATGCAATTCCTAATCTATTTTTGTAGAAGAATAAATCTTGTACTTTCTGATTAACAAAGCTAGGGTCTGGGTTGTTCTCATCATTACCTACACGAGGCAGTGACCAATCAACTAAATCAAAGGTAAACGTAGCTACTCCACCTACTAAAGATGTTCTATCCATCTTAACAGGCATATTTGTGAGCTGTCCTCTATCCGCTGTAGGGTCTAAACATTCTTCCCAAGAGCTTCCATTCCACTTAACATAGTAGTCAGTAAACGTATTACTTTCATCCCCAACAATCTTAACATAAACATTACTAAATGGCATATCTTTTGGTAAATCAGTTATCTTGTTTACTGTCCCTTTCCAACCTTCAGAAGCTTGGTTACCCCAAGAATCCCATGAGCTAAACTCAAAGTCACCACCGCCAACTTTAACAATCTTAATCAAAGAACCAATAACAGTAGCTGTAAATAAACCACCTGCATTAATCTTATTAGTTAATAAGTCAGCAGCAACATCAGAGTCTTCTGCACCTGTTACTGGGTCAGATGTTTCATTGCTGGGCTTGTCTGGGTCAACTTCGTAAGTAGTACCATTCAAGTACACTGCGTAGTTAAAAGGATTGTATCTATCACCACTACCACGTTTAATCCAATAAAAGGCTTCCTTAGTGTAGTTAGGGGCTAATGGAGCTGTTGCTGTATAGTCCAAATCAACTTTAGAAGTCTTAGAAAATACCCATGTTCTATCTTGTACAGTAAGGCCTTTTAAATTCCCTTGAGTTAAATAAGTTTTAATCTCAGACTGATTGGTTGCATTGTACTGAACAACCATTTCGTCACCTGCTTTATTAAAAACTCTTACAGGGTCACTGGCTTCACCAGTTTCAAGCATAATATACTCTTCATCGTCTTCACCCCTATCGTAGGTATGAAAGATAGTAGCTGTATCAGCATAGCTTACTTCTGAGTTCTTTAGCAGACGTTGAAACTTAGTAGGAGGCCGCTTAGTTAAGCCTGAAACTAAGTCAGGCACACAGTTAGTCATTTCTTTACACTGACTATCTAAAGCTAACTCAGGATTTTGCTGTGTAACTCCATTAAAGAAAGGAGGATATACTTTGTTTATCTTTGGCATATTAGCTCCTATTATAATGCAGTAGGGTTAGTACCTCTGTCGATTAATCTACCACCTTTTACTAAGTTAAACTTAGACATCTTTAGGTGTTCTCTTTCAAGTTTAATACGTTGGATATTAACTTTATTTTCTAATTCTCGTTGTGTAGTTTCATCACCATTCAAGTATACGTGAAGATGTTTAGCTGCAATTAAAATAATATATGTTCTAAAGATATCTGGGATATTATCAAAACTAATTTCTAATCGAGCTGTCATAGTAACAGGCTCTTCAAATATAGAAGTTAATGTGTCTCTTGTATATAAGTTACCACCTTCTTTAAAGTAAGCATTGTCTTCAAATGAGATTACATTTTGTGGTAGTGTGATGTACCCATCTGTATCTGGGATAAAAGTAGTTTCAAAAGTATTAAACCACCACTTCTCTTCTTGTTCTTCTCGTAGAGTTTCCTCTAGAATTGTTCTTGCTTGAACAGCTTCGTGTCCTTCTGGTAGGCTGTCAATAACAACACCTGATGGTACAGGGAGTTCCCCAATATACCTCAGCATTCTATTAATACCATCAATAACTGTCATAGTATTTTTCCTTATTATTTATATTCAGTGAATAATCTTTAGTGAAGACTCCCCGAAGGAAGCCCTCTAAAAGACTACTCAGTAGTCCTTATTTTAGTAGCAATTAAGCTGCTGTACCACCTGTGATAACACAAGAACAAGCAGGCTTAAGAACACCACCACCGTAAGAGTAGTAAGTAGTCATAAGAGTTGCTAACTGCTCAGGGATATAGTTAACTTCAGAAGTAACGTCCATCAACTTAGCAATAGCTACTGCTTCAGAAGTAAATAGCAATGCTTTTAGCTTCTTGTTAGTACCGCCAACATCGATAGATGAATCAACTGGAACATAGTTAGACTTGTAGATACGAATACCTGCAACTTCCATTACTGTACCTTTGTTGATACCACCGTTATCACCAGAAGTGATATCTTTGTTAACTGCATCTGACTGTGCTAGGTAAGAGTAGATTTTAGGAGAAACAACTAAGTACTTCTCACCAGCTACATCTTTCTCTTCCATTGCTGCTACAGCTTCAAATACTGCTTCGATAAGAGCATCACCCTTAGCTTTAGGAGTAGAACCTGAATCGATTACATCGTTGTTTACTTCAGTACCATCAGCCTGAACCGCAGAACCACCGATAGTACCAGAAGTCTGTGATGCAGTCACAAGTAAAGCCGCAACAGCTTTGTCAATCTTAACAGCTAATGCTTCACCAGCTTGTTTAGCTAACTCACCACGAGTCTCAAAGTGTAACACTTTTTCTTCAAACTTATCTACTGCTAGTGCATAGTACTCAAGTGCATCAATGTTAATGATACGCTCTTTAACTGCGATAGCAGACATACTTAGCTCAGTACCAGGTACGTGAGTGTTAGTATCTGAATCAGATGATTGTCCAATTACAGGAATAGAGATAGAAGAACCAGAGTCAATTGACTTAGTAGTTACTAGGTCTAAGAAAAGCTGCTTACGGTCAAATGCAGTCAAGACTGAACCGTAATAGATTTCTAAAGAGTTATCCATTTCTGTAGGAAGCCCACGAGGGGTTGAAGAGTTGTTACCAATGTTATTTACTGTTAGTGCCATTTTAAATTACCTTTAATGATTGATTATAGTATTGTGTAATCTCAGCTTTCTTCATTAGTCCTCTTTAAGTTATCCTTCATATCCAAACGCATTTTCAACTTAGGGCTTACAGAATACTTATAAAAACAAGCATCAAGGTTACTTAGTTTAAACAGGTCTCGCTGCGTAGTTAAATTAAGATAGGTATAATTACCCACATCTTAGCTAAAATGTCTTCCTTTAAAAAGAAGCACGAAAGACCAAAGGAGACAAAAAATCAATCGTGCTATTCGGTTACAGAATGCCTCGTTTACGTGCAGCTAGATAACGACTATCTACCATCTTTGTATACTTAGCATCTTTGCCATATAAGCGGTTAGTAGCAGCTCTCTGCCACTCATTCTTATCAGCAAAAGGCTGAAGCCCACTAGCCCCTGCATCACCTTCTAAACGTCTTGTTTGTTTAGGGGCAGCAGTATCATATTTAAGCTTCATATACTCTAAGGTACGTAAAACTTTATCTTGGTCTAGTGAGTCAACAGCTTCGTTGTATTCTTTAATTACATCTTGTGACATATTGTCAGAAGCCCAGTTAACTACATCAACGTATGCTTCTTGACCACCTACTGAATTGTAGATTGTATCACGTACTGAGTTAGCGTAGGACTGTTGGCCTTGAATGTAAGCATCTACCTGGGCTTTATTAAACCCAAGCTTTTCTAACTCCTTGTAAGAGTTATCAGATAAAGAACCATTATCAACTACTTCCTTTTCATATTTAGATACATCCATTACTGGTGCATCTGTAGTAGCAGTTTCTTCTGTTTCTTGCTGAGGCTCTTGTGGAGCTTCTTCTTTAGGCTGTCCTAGCTTTTTCTGTAGTTCATTGTAGGCGTTTACTAACTCCTCTTGAGACTTAAACTTACCTGCAAGTAACTCTTCTTTCTCAGTGCCATCTTCGTTATAGCCTTCTGGCATACCCTCAGCTTTCTCTTCTTGAGACTGCTGAGACTCTTTGTAACGTGCAATAGCTTCTTGCTCTTCTGGGCGAAGCTCTCGTTGAGGCTCACCTGAAGGCTGTGTGATAGTATTATCGACTACTTGATTATCTACTACTTCTTCTGACATATTTACTCTCCTTTAGGAGCTGCAACCTTACGAGCAGGTTTAGCCTCTTCAACAGGTGTCATATCAATAGAGTTAGGGTAGCCTTTCTTAGCTTCTTCTTCTTTATCACGTAAGAAGTAATCTGCATCTGTGATTGTATTAGGGTTCTTTTTCTTAAGCCCTTCTTGTTTTAATTCGTACAAACTTTTAGTCTTAGCCATTATGGTCTCCTTTATAGCTATTATTGTTGAGGCGTAGTTGCCCCGTCTACTAAGTTACCTGCCCCTTGAGCTAGTAACTGTTGTTGCTGTTGAGCTTGTTGCTCTTGTTGTAACTGTTCATCTGTTTTGATTAAGTCTGTTGTATCTAGTGATAAGCTGTTAGCAATTCTATCAATATAGTTAGCTACATTTAAACGACTTAATACAATTTCAGGTGAACCTAGTTCTTGAATCAATTGGTTGAACTGACGAATCTTATCTAATTCTACGTTTCTACCTAATGCCTCTACACCTGTTACAATTACCATCTCAATACCAAGAGATTCAATATCTGCTTTTGATTGTGCTAGTAGTAAGTAGGCTAGTGGACGTTGTAGCTCAAGTGATAAGATACTGTATACACCACCTAAAGACTTCTCTAGGTCAGCTGCAATATATCTAATCTCAGTAGCTGTAGTACGTTCACTATCACGTGCAGCACTTGATGCAACTAAGAAAGCTTGTTCTAGTCGTTGTGTCAAGGTCTGAACCATATTCATAGGAACTTGTAGGTCAGCACCTTTATCTACACGTAAGGTAGTAATATCTTGTTCTAAATCACCTAGAATACAAATACCATTCTCAGCTTCGTTAATATCATCTACATCAACTGTTGAACCTGGACGTTTACCAAATACAACTTTAGACATAACTGATGAAGCTTCAAGTAGTAGTTGATATAAAGCTTCTAGTGAACGGAAGTCACCTAGATACTGCTCAACTAAACCACGGCCATAACTCTCACCATTGATAGATGTCCATCGTAGTGGGATGAAAGGTAGTTTGTTATCTTCGGTGTAGGTAATATCTGAACCTTCTACAAATACATCTTCTACTTCCTGGAACTCATACCAAGTACCTTCACGCTTAATAGCACGTGTATAGATAGTCACCATAGAAGTATCTTCTGCTTCTGGTCTTTCTTCTAAGCTATTTAGTACATCTTCTGGTAGCGTATCTTTAGTTAACGACTCTTTACAAATAATCTCAACTGGATTACCTGAGTAGTCACGTAAGACTACGTAGTTAGCCATCTTGTAGCTTTTGATACCTTTCTCTGTTTTGTACAGAAGGGCATTACCACCAATAATAAGTGATTTAATTGCTTCAAAAATAGGAACTCGTAAAGCTTCTCTTTCGATTTGCTTCATTAGCTCTTGTTCTAGTATTACTAAGTTTCTTTCAATCTCTTCTTGTCCACCTTCTTGTTGTTGTTTAACAAGTTCAATAACTTCTGGATTAGGTAATAATCTAAAGAAGCTAGTATTAGGTGGTAGTAGGGCTAGGAGTAGTTTACTTGCCAGGTTATGCACAAGTTGACTTCCTACCGCCTGGTAAGGAGTATCTAAGTCATCTGTTTCTGTGTGACCACCATCGGTTACAACAGAAGGAATAGTTAGCTGTGAACATTCTCTTGCTCTATCAAGAACAGCTGAACGGTCAGCATCTAACTTAGAAAACTTTTCCTTTGATGAAGAGGCTTGTGCAATCAGTTCTTCAACTGTATATGTTTCACCTGCCATTTATTTTCCTTAATCTTTTTCAATCCAATTTACAGACCATGCTAAGTCAATAGTTGTTGTATTTATTTCTATGTTATCCTTATGGCGTAGTTGTACCAGTACCAACAGAACCAGCTGTTGCCTCACCACCTGTCATTGGAATCTGTAGTGACTTAGTTCCTTGCTTAACAGCTTCACGTTTACGCTTCATCTCTTCTTCTGGGGTCACAGCAGATTCTTGTGTGGCCGCTTCGTTTACAGCAGGTGCTACTGGAGGAGGAACAAATACTGGCTTTTCTACAACACCACCACCTTTACCACCACCTGCGTTAATACCCATTACCATTACAAAACCTTCATCATCACATGAATCTTGGAAGAATCCTTGTAAGCGTAGTCCAACAAACTTTTTCATAATTAATTCCTTATATTTACTTTGCTTTTTAAATTTTTAAATACTCTATTGACTTCTTCTACTTCGTATACATACGTTTCGTATGCCTTTGTACCATTAAGCTTGCGACTAATCTTTTTAGATTCTTCTGAAGCGTAATAGTTTTCAAGTGGAAGTTGAAGGTAGTCACTAATATAACCTGATTGTAGTGATAGTAGGTAAGTAGCCCTTGACCCTCTATGCTCAGGTAGAACGTAGAGGTAGGAGTTACCTATTGTAGGTGGTCGTAGTCCAAAGTATGTATTGTGTACAAAACTAGACAAACCAATTACTTTACTATCCCTTACCGCTAGGTAGATAGACCAATGGTTATTCACAAAGTCCTCTATACTAACTGTACCTTCCCCAAAGAGTTCCTGACTCAAACTAATAAGCAAAGCTTCTAACTCTTTTTCAAAGGTATGGTCGTAGAGTACAATTTTTATTGGGTTATTATTCATTTTCTTTTACTCTCAATAGATTCAAGAATATCTGATAAATACTTAATAACTTGTTGTCTCCCAATCAAGATACCTAGTTCCTCTTTTTCAAGTGGAATAGTAGGTAGTTGGTTAGGATACTTTTCTAATAAAACCTCTATAACTGTTTCTAAAGAAGTAGTTTTAGTAAGCTTCATATTGTCTCCTTTTGTAACCTAAAAGTTATCTTTATCTAATAATGTCCGTTCTTTTAAAGTGGAGGATTCCATAAGCATATTTCCGTACCATTATACTGATGCATATTGGCTAATCTCATTGTGTTAATAGCATCCTCAACAGTCAAACCTTTTGCTTCATAAGCATCTACAACAGCTTCCCACATCTCTTGTTCTGTTGTGAGTCCCTCAAGAATCTTTGTAGCTTTTACTTTACCTACTCTAGGAATACCTGTGTAACCATCTGAAGAGTCTCCCATTAAAGTTTGTAAGTAGGCGTAGTGAGTAGCTTCTTCTTTAGTTGTCTCAACAAACTCATCTGTGTGGTAGTTGTAATGAGTACCTTCTGTTTGATACAACACATCTTTATCAATAGCACATAAAATATAGTCATCTGGTTTAGTAGTCTTTTCATATACTACATAATCATCTGCTTCCATATCATCAATAACTATTGACTTGTATTTATCTTTTGAATACTGTAGTAAAGCATCATACCCTAAAGGCTTGTTGAGATTCTTACGATTCTCTTTATAGCCTAAAGGATTATTGTACCTAAAATTATTACTACCAGTATAAACTAACACAGCTTCTTCTACCTCAACAGCACATAGAATATTCTCTATGTACAAATCAAAGGAAGAGTAGCATTGGTCTAAGTCTGTTTCCAAAGTTACTAAAGGCTCTTCAAGCCCTAGTGATACTTCTAGCTCATTCCAAACTGTTTTCTCTTCAATAGCAAAACCTACTTTATATAATAAACTATCTGCATCAACTAAGGCTCTCATAATATTACTCCAATTCTTCTTCTGGTTCTTCAACGTAAGATAGTTCAATCTCACCTATTAGTAGTTTAACTTCTTCAATGTCGATATGACCGTCACCATCTAAAGCTTTTTGAATTGCTTTATCAACAATAGAATAACTTCCTTCTTTGTGATAGTAGTGAAGACTAGCTGAATGCATAAACTCAGCAATTAAGCTATTCATAAACTTCATTGTCGCTTGCATACCTACTGGTTCATCAAGTGTCATAGCTACAGCTTGTAGATAACAGATACTGTACTCAGCATATAATGAAACTAAGTCAGCAATCTGGGTGTCTGTTACATTGTCTGAGTCAGCTGACATAATCACAGTAGACTTAAAGTCTTCTTTAATAGACTCAGGTGAAGCCATGTTGTATGTTTTTGTTAGTGTTTTTAATAAGCTCATATTGTCTCCTATAGACTTGTTGGCATTTTTTCTTTTATTGATTTATCTACTTTATCTTGAAACCTTGCTTTGCTCCATCCGAAGCATTCTTGACATTGGAATCTTTGATACTTGATACCTGCTTTTGTTGCATACGTTCCTCTCTTCTGTAAGTGAGTACCACCGCATTTAGGGCAAATATGTTCATCTTCTTCTTGTGGTGTGTAGATAGTAGGGTGGTTTGGATACCAGGCTTTTAGAACATTGTATAGCTCTTCTAGAGAGACTACATCCATAATGTTGTATTCCTTCATTTCCTGCCAGGCTTCCTCGTTACCTTGTAAACATTCTTTCCACAAACTATAACCAGGGAACTTACCGTGTTTTAACTTCTTCTCTTCACATAGCTTATCAGTTAAATACTCAAGCTTATTAGAAGTAAAGTTAAATGTCTTCTTAGTCATCTTTAAAGTATCAATAGTTAAGTAAGGGCTAGGTGGTGTAAATCCGTTAAGGATAAATCTAGCATTAATCTTCTTAATATCAAACTTGTCGAGGTTGTGACCGATAATTACATCAGCTGCATTAAGTAGTGTCCATAGCTCAGACAGTAAGTCATAGTCATCTTCGAGTGTGTGTCTACAATCACTATAAATAAAATTGTCTTTGTTAGCCCACTTAGCACAATAAGATAAGATATACCAATCATCTTTAATCATATCTAGTGATAAGTTGTTATCCCACATTTTCCAAACTGCTCCAAAGATAGGACTTGTTTCAATATCTATAAATAGTATATTAGGTTGATTGCTCATTTTACCATCCCCAGCTACCTGTTAATCCTGCCGCACTATAATCAGCTACACGTTGTTCAAAGAAGTTAGTTACATTGTCAGCACTAATAATCCAATCTAGCCACGGTAGTGGGTTTTCTTTAACACCATAGTTACCTTTAAGCCCTAGTTGAATCAATCGTCTATCAGCAATATAACGGATATACTTCTTTACTTCCTCTTTCGTAAGACCTTCCACATCACCCATCTCGAATGCCAAATCAACAAATTTATCCTCAAGCTTAACAGCATCCCTAAACATTTGGTATATGTCAGCTTTAAGCTCATCTGTAACAACTCTAGGGTGTTCGACAAGGAATTGGTGAAATAGTTTAACCATTCCTTCAACGTGTAGTGATTCATCTTTGATGCTCCATTCATTAATCTTTGATAAACCCATTAGCTTACCTTGTCTTTGGAAGTTAAGTAACATTACAAAAGCACCAAATAAACTTACACCTTCTGACAATACAGTTCGTGCAATAGAACGTGCAATACCTTTGTGGGAGTGCATATTCATATCAGTCATTGAGTCGATTTTCTCTGCCAGTTCCTCATAGTCTAGGAAAGCTCTGAAGCTATC